CGGGGAGTCGTCACCGTTGATGTCGTACTCGATGAGGTGGTCAGCTTGTGTTGCGGGTCGTCCGCATCCCCAATGGCAAAGTGGATTGCCTTCAAGTACTTCGGCTCTTCTGCGTCGGTATTCTCTGTCTGCTGTTCTGTCGCTCATGGTTGCCCCCTGCTAGCGCGACCCCCCGAGGGGTCTTGCTCTCTTTCGTTGTGTTCGAGTTTTGTGTAATGCTCGCCCCCCGCTATTTCAGTATGTCTCTGAGGTTGCCGGATGTTTGACATCGTTGGACGGTCACCATTCACATTTATGACGTTTGGACGCTGCACAGATGCCTTGAGGCAGTCTGCTCTACCCTCGTCCCCGAGTGTTACACCTACCATCTGCAACTGATGATGAGGCCATGCGTCTCTAGATTGTGTTGGCATATTAACCCTTGCGTATCCCCTGGAGGATTGCTATCCCGATACTTATCAGGAGGATGTACCAGGCGACGACAATCATGATTGGGTGCCTAAGCGCTTGACGGGTGCTTTATACATCTCACAGCCCGCAGGGAGTGTCCGAGGGAACTCTGGAAGGTCTGTCAATGGGTACAGGCGATAGTCCTTGATGGTGAAGCAATCGGGGAATATCTCGTCGTTGTTCTCAATGACTTCCCTGCCTGTAATCCAGCCCTCAATGAGGACTCGGTTCTCTCGGACTTTGCAGAAGATGAAGTTGTGATCAGGGTTGTCCCTGGTGCGCACTTTAATGGTGGTGTCGGAGTTCTCGGTTGACCTGACTTGATACTGAAGCACGTCGAATCCGTTTGCTTCTTGTTCCCAATGCCATTTCGCCCCGAGCAGTTTCGCGACGGCGTATTCACCTATGGCACCGAAGACGTCTGTTTGAAACCAGTTTTGTTCGTGGTATTTGCGGTTCGGTTGGTTGGGTCGGTCTGCTCGTTTGATGGCCAGGAGGCGACGGTTGACTCCGCCATGAGCTGCTATTTGCATATCGGCATCGGACAGGATGACGCGCACAGGAGTTCTCATTGAATCTTTGCCTGCCTGCCAAGTCGTGCAGCGATTGCATCTAGATCACGGGGACGCCAAAGGTGGTATTCGATGCCTGCGTTGATGAGACAGCGGGCGTACTTTTCTTGTTCAGCTGACAGTTTGCCTTCGGCGGTTTTGAGTTCGCAGAAGATGACTCCTCGAGATGGAACAGATGTTGAGACGAGGACTAGGTCGGGGAATCCGTTGCCGTCTGACCGCCAGACACCAGGTCGAGGTGATGATGGTGAGGCATGGAAGACGAGCCATTGCTGCATTCGTGCGACTTTGATGACTTGGTCTTGGAATATTTTTTCGGAGACGGTCATCGGGAGTCTTTTCCCAAGAGGAACCCGCACATGAAGAGACTGATGCACATGATGATGAGCGTAATGAACTCAACCACTAGAACGCCTCCTCTGGTTCGTGTTCCGGTGCAGGAGGGCTGCTCTTAATTGTGTCAATAAATGCCGACGCTTCTTTCTTTGTCCAGCCCTGTATTCCGCTCGGAACTGTGCGTCCGATGGATTTGCATACGGCGCGGATCATGTTGAGTTGTTTGTCTGACGCAAGGTTGGACGGCTCGGTAATGTTTCCGCCTTCGGTGGGTCGTGAGGTCATTCGCTCCACCTTTTGCATCTCTTCTCTTGAAGGGCGTTTGTCAAGCGATGTGCCACAGAAGTTATGCATCGGAAAGTTGCTTAAACATCTGCCGAGGCTGGAGGTCTCGCAGTTTTCGAGCGAACTCGTTTTGTTGACGTTGCCTTGATTCCTGATTTCTTCGGCATGGCCTGTCGCCACAACAACGCCATCGCAGAGGATGGTGGTTTTCATGACACAAATGTCGTCGCCTGGGGCTGATAGCAGTTCAGAGATTACGGAGAAGAATTGCTCCCGTGTTTCTGACCATTCAATGAAACGTGAGAATCGGCTTTGAACTGGTTCGTAGTCTTCGATGCTCATTTCGGTTCAACAATCCACTCGATGATTGCTTTCATCTCTTCGTTGTAACTCATGCTTGGATGACGCATTCTTTCGGCTGCGTTGCGCATGGTCATAATCAGAGCGATTGCCTGACTGATGACTGCACCTTCTTCGAAGCGCATTTCCCCGTCAAGTTTGACTGACAGATTCATTAGACGAGCAATGATTTCGTCTGTTGTTAATTCCATAGTGTTTCCCTCACTTGTTGCTATTTGCTTTTACGGACAGTAGCGCATCCGCGCTTCCATCTTGCGACAAGGCTGTGTCGTGACTTGCAAATGAATGCCTGTAAGGATTTTTGCCCTTTAAGACATCCCCATCCCCACGGCCCGACGCGCCAAACTTTGGTGCCGTCTGGGTTGATGTGGCTTTTGAATGCGATTGCGTCGGCGACTTTGACTTGTTGCGCAGGGGTCTTTCCTTTGGCGCTCGAGGAGTCTGACCATGTCTTCCAAGTGCCTCGATAGATGCCAAGTCCTCCGGTATAGGAACGCGTTGAGTGTTGCCAGTTTCCGCCAGTTTCGCAACGGGCAAGACCGTCGTAGTAAGCGTCTGGCAGGACGCCGTGATATTTCTCGTGCAGGTCGCGCTGTGCAGCTGCGGTTGCGGGTGAGGCGGTGAATGTTGCGGTGATGAGGGCTATTGCCATGATTCTCTTAATCAACCTGTTCTACTTCTGTAATCGAAGCAAACGTCATCCAGGGAGCGCGCCTTGTGGCGACTGTGACTTTGACGATTTCTTCTGTTGCCGAATCCGTAAAGATTTGGACGAGGGTTAGTTTGTCTTTTGACCATAACGGAAGATAACCCCACATTGGAATCATGGTCGGTTTGCCATCATTTTGAGGAAGAGCCAGCAACTGACCCATCCCATTATGAAACTGTAAATAAATTGTGTATCGGTCATTGCGTTTCCCTTCGCTCGACTGGTCTGAATGTTGTAACACAGACGCGGGTGGGAGTGGCGGATTCGACCTCGGAACCAATGAGGGAAACACAGTTAGTCCCGAGGTCTAGCGCGAAGAGGATGATTTCTTCGGGCGATTTAAGGCTTGGGCAATGCCCGCCATGCGGCTTCAAATACTTCTGCGGTTTGGTTTGCCATTTCAAAATGAAGCCAATTTGGGTTGCCTTGATAGGAGCCTGCGTTGTCGTCGGCGGTGTAGATCTTGACGCCTGCCTTGCCTTCGCCCCTGGAGCATCGGTAGCCCGCGCCGTACTCGCCGTATGCGTACCAATGCAATTCGCATAGTCCGAGGGCTTTTGAGTTGGCAAGGAACCAGTCCCAAATGATTCGGGCTTGTGCTTCGTCTTTGTATTGGATATCAGCTGCATATCCGGTGGCATGAACGGACAGTCCTGCTCCTGATCGCATTGGGCGGTTGACATACGCGCCCAACGACTTCGTATTCCAACGTGCCTTGCACAGTTCAATCAGTTTTGCCGTGACGGGTTGTGTCTTTTTTCCGTCCCAAGAAGGAAAATATGGGTAAGGGCGGTTGCTCATTCTTTGTCCTTGTCATTCTGGTGCCCTTTGAGCCCGTTAGAAGCGAGGAGCCCCGCCAAAACCCCACTCATTGTCAAGGTCAGCGGTGACAATATCTTCCAGGCTTCAGCATCGTTGGGTGCCTGCTCGAGAGGTTGTGTTACGAAGAGAAGACCGTAGAGCAATACGAAGACGGTGCCGACAAATGCAATAGAGATTGCTAGACCGACAATCAGGATGAGGCGTCCTTTAATTTCTTCGTTGGATAGTCGTGCGCGGAATTTCATGAGCAACGTCCTTCTGGTGCGATGGTGGTGGTTGTTGGGATTGGGAATTCTGTTGTGCGGGTCATGACTTGGTTCTTGGTTCGTGGGCAGTTGTGACGTTCACGGTCTGCGCAAGCGGTGAGCGACCCCAAAAAGACCAATAGAATCAGGCTTTTACGCATTTACGCAGCGCCCATATCTTCAATAATGAACTGTGAGGCAATGCTTGCTCTTGTACTGGTTCCAAAAATTGTTGTGTCGTTGCTTGCAGTGAAACGCAATTTGTATGTTTTTGAGCCTGCCGTAATGCCAGTCACATAAGCTACAAAAGATTTTGATTGGCGGTCTGATGCAGCGCATTTTCCAATTGCTTCTAAAACGTTATTGGTTCCGTCATTAAGATAAAGAGTGTAATCACCACCAGCGGCGCAAGTTAAATTTATATGTGTTGTGAATTTGTACACTCGACCTGCAACGGCTGTCCAAGTAATAGACAAACCAGCAATGTCGGCTTCTGTTGTGATAGCAGTTTGTGTCGTTGCTTTCGTTACATACCCAACCTGCCCCCAAGGGAGGTTATTCATCTGTGCTGCCGTCAGGATTGCTCCTGATGTGAATGTTGTATTTGCTGCCATTTTTGTCTCCTTTAGAAACTTAGAAGGTTGTTGTTGAGCGTTCCGAAGATTGCATCGTCAAGGGTGAGGTATTGGTTGCCGTCCGTACTTTCAAAAGTGTACGAAACAATGTGAGACCCTGGAACAATTCGGTGTTCAATTCCTGAAGTGATTAAGGTCTGCGATTCTGTGAGCGGAGTTCCGGTGTTGTAATCCTTCTGGACGGTCACGATTGACGTAAGGTCAATGGCAAAAATGGTTGACCATTGCGCCGATGTAAGAGCTGCCAGTTCGCATGAGATGCCTGTAAAGCGAAGGACGGGGTTGCGATATTTGCCAAGAAGGTACGCGCCAAGCCCTGCGACTTCTGTCGTTGTTGAGTTGAGCAGATTGAGAAGGTTGTAGTTCTGTGCCTGGTACAAAGCAATCGACGTGGAGTCCGAGGAGGTTTGTGCAGCTCCTGCGGGCGATTGAGTCACAATGTAGTTGTAAAGCAACTCTGATCCATATTGGTTAATCAGGGTCATGTATGGGATGCCTGTGCCGTTGGTTGTGAACGATGCTCCTGAGACGGGGTTGAGAACACTCGACCTTCCCTTGAAGGTCAGACTTCCGTCAGCTGCGGTGTAAAGGTAGCCCTGCTCGGAAGTGTTGACCTGCTGAAGATAGTTAAGGACGTTTGTGTCCTGAGGCACCGCGTAAGCCCCCAAAGTCGAGGTTCCTGTACCAATAGACCTCGAGCCTTGATAGTTGATCTCTGGACGGTCTAGGACGGTGTTGACGCGAGCTGAGGATGACTCTGCGGACGGGGGGAAGGCGTTGAGTTGTTGATTAGCCAGGGTGCCAAAAGCGTCAACGCATCGGGCGACCATTCTGCCCTGGTTGGCGTTCTGATAGTCAAGGTTCCAGTCCTCGACAAAACCCGTGTAGATGGGCGTCCCGTTGGCGTAGATAATGATGGGTGAGCGAGGCAGGACATATGGGTAGTAGATCGAGGACGTATTGAGCGGGTCAAGGACTCTCGAGTTGTTGTTGAATACGACTTGTGCGGTGCCTGCGTTGAACTGATCTAGTTGGCGGTTGCGTCCGCGCCTGATGTTGACCGACAAAACAATTGACGT